GAACTGCAAATACTTTTGGTGTAACTCTTGGAACTACAGATGGTAAAGTGACTTTATCAATGGGTTCAACAGTTACCAGAGGTTTAGATGAGGGTAGATATCTATATGATGTAAATGTGAGTTCTGGCTCTACTTTTTTTAAAATTATAGAGGGTAACGTGCTTGTTAGATCAGGTATTTCAACATAGAGGTGAATAATGGCTCAACCAAGTTCTAGAGATGGTTTAATAGATTACGCAAAAAGACAGCTTGGTTTTCCTGTCTTAGAAATTAACGTCGCAGATGAACAATTTTCTGATCTGTTAGATGATGCTATTCAAGTATATCAAGAGAGACATTACGATGGTATCGTAAGAATGTACTTGAAGTATAAAATTACACAAGAGGATATTGATAGAGGAGAAGCGAGGGGAGGAGATAAAAATGCTGGAATTACAACAACCACTGGAACTTCAACAGTTGGTTTATCAACCACTTTTAATTTTGAAGAAAATCAAAATTATTTACAAATGCCTCCATCTGTGATTGGAGTTAATCAGATATTTAAAATTAGATCAGATACCGTTTATGATGGTCTGTTTAATATTAAATATCAATTGTTTTTGAATGACTTATATCAGTTTGGTTCGATTGATCTTCTTCAATATTCAATGGTTCAAACATATCTTGAAGACATTACTTTCTTATTGAATCCTGACATGAAGTTTAGATTTAATATTCGTCAAGATAGATTATATATTGATACTGATTTTAAAACTATAAATGTTGGAGATCATTTTGTGATTGATTGTTTTAGAATATTAGATCCTAATGATTTCACTAAAGTTTATAATGATCAGTTTTTAAAAAGATATTTTACTGCTTTATGTAAAAAACAATGGGGACAAAACTTAATTAAGTTTCAAGGTGTTCAATTGCCTGGCGGTATTCAATTAAATGGTCGTCAAATCTATGATGATGGTGTCAGAGAGTTAGATGAAATCAGAGCTAAGATGTCAAGTGATTATGAAATGCCTCCACTAGATATGATTGGATAATGTTAAATCCTTTTTTCCTACAGGGTTCTGAGTCAGAACAAGGTTTAGTACAAGACTTAATTAATGAACAGTTAAGAATGTACGGACAGGAGTGTCATTACATTCCTCGTAAGTTGATGACATCTAGAACTATCATGAGAGAGGTGACTGAATCAAGATTTGATCAGGCATTTCCTCTCGAAGCATATCTCATGAATGTTGATGGGTATGCTGGACAGGGAGATATATTGACAAAATTTGGTATCCGAGTTACAACTGAAGCTACATTCGTAATCTCAAGAGAAAGATTTGAGGAGTCAGTTGCACCTTTTCTAGAACAACAGGAAGATGATTATGAAATATCAAATCGTCCGAGAGAGGGTGATTTAATCTTCGCACCTCTAGGTAAAAAATTATTTGAAATTAAGTATGTTGAATTTGAAAAACCAAATTATCAGTTAAGAAAGAATTATACATATCAACTTACATGTGAAGTCTTTGAATACGAGGATGAAGTTATTGATACTAATATTGATAAAATTGACAAGGTTGTTCAGACAGATGGTTACTCTGCAAGATTAATTCTTGCTGGTATTGGTAGCACTGCAACTGCAACCACAACTTTAGCATTTGGTGTGGTTCAACAAATTTTCTTACAGAATGATGGATTTGGATATGCCGCTGCACCAACCATAGGTATTACTACTTCGCCTGGCACAGATGCAACTGCTGTTGCAATTATGACAGAGAGATCTGGTATCGCAACTGCTAAATCTATCGACAGAATTCTTTTAATCAATCCTGGCAGTGGATATATCGGAATACCAACCGTAACCGTGCCAGGCACTGGTATAGCAACCGCTGGCATCACATCTTTAGGTTCTGTAGGTATTGTTACCATTACGTCTGGAGGATCAGGTTACACCACAACTCCAAATGTATCAATTTCTACCGCACCATCTGGAGGAACAGATGCGACTGCTGAAGCAGTTATGGTTGGAGGAACGATTCGATCAGTAAGAATTAGTAACGCTGGTGCTGGATATACTGTTGCACCAACAATTTCAATTGGTGTTGCGTCAACAATTGCAGACGGTAATTATATCTTTAATGAAACTGTTCAAGTATCTTCAAGTTCTGGTGAAACTGCAAGAGTTAAAGTATGGGATGCAAGTTCTCGAACTCTTGATGTTAGTATGTTGACTGCAATGCAATTCCAAGTGGGTGAAAGAATTACAGGTAATGAATCTGGTGCAGTTTATATCATAGAATCTGTAAGTTATGATCAACCAAATAGTTATCCAAATGATGAGTTTCAAGCAAATCAATATAATGATAACGCAAACTTTGAGACTGAGGCAGATGCCATTTTAGACTTCTCTGAGGGCAATCCGTTCGGAACATTCTAAATAGTTAGAAAGCTTTGATATGTTAGGTACTTACTTCTACCATGAAATATTAAGAAAGACAGTTATCGGGTTCGGAACTCTCTTTAATAATATTAATATTCGACATAAGGATTCGAGTGGCACAAACTTCAGTGTCATGAAAGTTCCTTTGGCGTATGGGCCAATGCAGAAATTTTTGGCAAGAATACAACAACAACCAGATTTAGAAAGAGAGATTGCAATAACTCTTCCAAGATTATCTTTTGAAATGCAGGGAATACAATATGATCCAACTCGTAAGACAGGAATCGCACAAACATTTCTTGCTAAAAGTGGAACAACTGCAAAAAAAGTTTATATGCCTGTTCCATATAATGTTGGATTTGAACTCAGTATCATGGCTAAATTAAGTGATGATGCATTACAGATATTAGAACAGATTGTTCCTTATTTTCAACCATCATTTAATATCACAATTAATCTAATTGATTCGATTGGTGAGAAAAAAGATATTCCAATTGTGTTAGAAAGTATCAATTATAGTGATCAGTATGAAGGGAGTTTTGATACTCGTAGAACAATCATTTATACATTAGCATTTACTGCAAAGACTTACCTATTTGGCCCCGTAGCAGATAATCCAGAAGGACTTATCAAGAAGGTCGATGTTGATTACTACACTGATACAAACGTTAAAACTGCAAGACGTAATGTTAGATATAGTGCAACACCAGCTGCAAAAGAAAATTATGATGGTGATGAGGCAACTGTTCTTGATGGTGCAATATCTGAGAAGGTCACTAAGTTTAAAGTCAGTGCAACCACAGATCTCGCTGCAAATCAGAGAATTATTATTGATAGTGAAATTATGAAAATTAGAAGTATCAGTGGTCAGAATATAACTGTCTTCCGTGGCCATGATAACACAATTGTTGCAAAACACGAACACAATACACCAATTGGTGTTCTCAGCACGGCTGATGATGCACTCATTGAATTTGGTGATGATTTTGGATTTAATGAAACATCGTCATTCTTTACTGATGGTAAGGAGTTCAGTCCATCTCAAGGTATAGACATCTAGGAGAGTTATGAAAAATTTTGATTCTATTGAGGAAGCACTTAACGTTGATACAGAGGTCGTTGAAACTGATATTAAACCTCGAAAGAATCAACTTGAAAAAACTGATAAAAATGATTCAGATAAAGATTATGAATATAGTCGTGCTCAGTTATACTCTCTTGTTGAAAAAGGACAAGAAGCTGTAAATGGTATATTAGAATTAGCACAAGAATCTGATTCTGCAAGAGCATATGAGGTTGCTGCAACTACAATCAAAGCGGTTGCAGATACAACAGACAAACTTATTGATCTTCAACAAAAAATGAAGGATCTTGAACAAGATCCAAACAAAGGCCCTACAAATGTAACCAATGCACTATTCGTTGGTTCAACGGCTGAATTATCAAAATTAATTAAGAACCAAAAAGAAGATGATAAATGAAATCACCAGAACTGTCAGAATTTTTTAGTCTCCTCGGAGAGGCCAAAAGAGAAAAAGAAGAGGAGTTTGATAATCTTCTCAAAGAGGCTAACATCAATCTTGATGTTTTAGTCAAGACAGTTTCGAGTGGAATTGAAAAGGCAAAAGTTGAGGTTAAAGAACAAAAAGAAAAAGGAGAAAAATTTATTGAACAACTTGATGTTGTTTTAGATAATGTTTCTAAACCAGAGGAAGTTGTTGTTGGAGTTCCAGAAGATTTTGATATTGAATCTTTAGAGGAAGAACAAGATGACTATGAAGAAATTAAAAAAGAAATAGGAAGTAAGAAGAAACCAAAGAAACCAGCAGTAGAAGAGGTAAAAGAAGAGGACTCAATCACAAAAGCAATCAAGTTTATTGAAGATACTACAGTCAAAGAAGAGGTTGAAAATTCTGATGTAGATGTTCAATCAGAGATCCGAAAACTTAAGAATATTCTGAATCGTGTTCTTGCACAAGGGCCAGGATC